CCGCAGATGGCTGTGGTGAAGAGGCCGAATGAGGCCAGTTTTTTTAGTTTTTTCGTCTATTAAAAGAAGGGCGATGAAACGAAAAAAACGCGGATGTTTTATTTTTCCTAAAGAGATCGTTGATGGCAGAGACTGGAAGAAAATCACATGTGCCAACGGATAAGAGTCGCCTGCTGGCGAAACAATTGACGTCGTTTGGCATACCGCATGCGGAGATTGCCTTGTTGATGCAAATCAGTGCGCCGACGCTGCGCAAGCACTACCGCGTGGAGTTAGATACTGGGCATATCGAAGCCAATGCAAAGGTGGCTAAAAGTTTGTTCCGGTTAGCCACGCATAGCACCAATCCGAATATTACAGCCATCATCTTTTGGCTGAGGACGCGAGCTGGCTGGAAAGACACGCAACGCGTTGAGGTGTCCGGTCGCGATGGGGAGGCGATTGAACAGAAGGTGGGATTGGCGTTAGTTGATGAAAAGCAAATCGCCTCGGCGCTCAAGCGGCTTGAGGCTGAGTACTGAACAGGCCATTGATCAAGCGGTGATCAAGGCCAGGTGCGAAGCAGATCATTTATTTTTCACGCGGTATTTTTTCAAACAGCGTCAGCAACTGCGGTTTAGGGTGAATTGGCACCATCAGGTGATTGCTGGGGTGGTGGACGATGTGATTGCAGGGCGGCGCAAGGATGTGGTGATTAACGTGCCTCCTGGGTCGTCGAAAACGGAGCTTGTGGCGATTAATTTGATGGCGCGTGGGTTGGCGCTGAATCCGTATGCGCGGTTTTTGCATATTAGTTATTCGGATGATTTGGCGCTGCTGAATTCAGAGACGGCGCGGGAGATTGTGCAGTCTGATGAGTATCGTGCGTTGTGGCCGTTGGAGATTGCCGATGATGCCAAGTCAAAGAAGCGTTGGAATGTGGTGGTGGATGGCAAGAAAGCCGGTGGGGTGTATGCGGTGAGTCTGGGGGGACAGGTGACGGGGTTTCGTGCCGGACACATGGCCCCGGGATGGCAGGGGGCGATCATTATTGATGATCCGCTGAAGGTGGAAGATGCCTACAGCAAGACCGGACGCAGTAAGGCCAACCGTAAGCTGGTGTCCACGGTGAAGAGTCGTAAAGCCAGTCCGGACACGCCAATTATTGTGATTATGCAACGTTTGGCGCAGGACGATCCGACGGGGTTCATCCAGTCTGGGGGATTCCCGGGGGCGTGGGAATGTATTGAGATTCCTGCATTGATTGATGATGCCTACGTGTCCGGTTTGCCGGAGCAGGTGCAAGGGCAGGTGGTGCGTGATGTGCAGGACCAGGACGGACGCTATAGCTACTGGCCGTACAAAGAGCCGTTAGCTGAGTTGCTGGCGTTGGAAGCGACGGATCGTTATGTGTTCAGCGGTCAATATCAGCAGCGGCCCAGTCCGCTGGGCGGTGGGATCATCAAAGGGGATCAATTTGGGCGCTATACGGTGCTGCCGCGCATTCTCTCGCGCACGGTGTATGGCGATACGGCGCAGAAGACGGCTGAGCGTAACGACTACAGCGTCTTCCAACTGTGGGGGCTGGGAGAGGACAAGCGTATTTATTTGTTGGACATGATTCGCGGCAAGTGGGAAGCGCCGGAACTCAAGCGGCGGGCGATTGATTTTTGGAATGCGCATCGCGCCTACGACCATAAGGTATCGGCTCCGATCCGTCAGATGAAGATTGAGGACAAATCTAGCGGCACGGGCTTAATTCAGGACATTGCCAGAGGTGGCGCTGGTCAGGGGCGTATTCCGGTGACTGGGATTGCACGGGTGACCGACAAGCTCACGCGGGTGATGGATGTGGTGTCCTACATTGATGCGGGGTGGGTGGTGATTCCAGAGCAGGCGGGGTGGGTGAAGGATTTTGTGGCTGAGTGTGAAGCGTTCAGCGCGGATGGCACGCATGCGCACGATGATCAGATTGATCCGATGGTGGATGCGATTAATGATCTGCTGGCGCATCCGGCAAGTGATTGGAGTCGCTGGGTGTGAGTGGCCGCAATCGCAACAAGCGCGCCGCGCGGGCCAGATCCGGTGCGGCGCCTCAGCATGTCGTGGACACCTTGCAGAACCTGGTGGCCGGATTGGGCGATCAGCGCGACAAGATGAGCTATGGGCGGTACCTGCTGCCCCGGGTGATTGATCGTGTGGAACTGGAGGCGATGTACCGGACCAATTGGCTGGCGCGCAAGGTGGTGGATATTCCGGCCACCGACATGACGCGGGAATGGGTCACGTTGAATACGGCGATGCACGCCGATGCGCTGGAGCCGATGCATCGTCTGGAACAGGCGTTGAACGTGCGCGCCAAGGTGCGCGATGCGCTGGCCTGGGCCCGGTTGTACGGGGGTGCGGTGCTGTTTATCAACGTGCATGGGCAAGACCCGTGCTTGCCGTTTGATCCTGCCTCGGTCATGCCGGGGAGCAGGCTATCGCTGACGGTGTTGGATCGCTGGCGGGTGGCACTGGACAGTGGTCAAATCGACCAGAACCCCTTGAGTGAGACCTACGGGCAACCGCGCTGTTATCAGATTGCCGGATCGGTGGAGCGGGTGGACCATTCCCGGATGATTGCCTTCTCTGGGGCGGAACTGCCCTGGGAGGCATTCCGGGGCAATGGCTACTGGCATGACTCAGTATTGCAGGCCATGTACAACGCGCTCAGCCGCTATGACACCGCGACCCAGGGCACGGCGTCGATGTTTTTTGAGGCGGTGGTGGATGTGCTGCGGATCTCTGGACTCAGCGACACGTTAACAACGGACCGAGGGGCCGAAGAGGTACACAAGCGCTTTCAGTTAGCGGCCATGATGAAATCGTTCAATCGGATGCTGCTGCTGGATGCTAAGGATGAATATAGCCAAAAAACCAATCACTTTTCGGGTGTGAAGGATGTGATTGAGCAATTCATGATGGATATTTCAGGGGCGGCGGATATTCCGGCGACCCGGTTGTTTGGTCAGTCCCCCCAAGGCATGAACGCCACCGGTGACAGTGATATTCGCAATTATTACGACCGCATCAAGGCGCAGCAGGAGGACGAGCTACGGCCTGTGCTGAGGTTGTTGTATGAGGTGCTGTTTCGGGCTTCTGTCGGTGAGTGTCCCCATGATCTGGATATCCAGTTCAATTCGCTATGGCAGATGAGCCAGACAGAACAGGCGAGCATTGAGAAGCTGCGTGCCGAGCGTGATCAGATTTACTTGACGCATGGTGTGATCGGTCCAGACGTGCCCTGTGCTGAGCTGCTGGAACAAAAAACCTATTCAAAGCTCACCGAACGCGATGTGATGCTGGCGGCGGAACTGTCTCAGGCGATGGAGCCTCCTTTAGATGTTGACATTACCGGAGCTACTGCGCTTGCAGGGACGCCGGATCAGGAAGCGGCAGTTACGCCCGCCGCGACCCAGCCGCCACGCTGAGGCCACATACAGGAACGCGTTGCTGGCCTTGGTGCGGGTGCTGCACCAGGCCGTGGGTGAGGAGGTGCTGCCGGTGCTCAACGCGCCGCAGCCTGGCATGACACGTGATGCGCCTGACGGCAGTGCCCCACAGGGCCATCTGGCCTCCCAGTTCATGCAGGCCATTGAGGCGGCCTTGCTGCGGGCGGCGTTGCGCTGTGGTGGCTTGCCTCAATGGGCCGAGCGGATGGCCGCCCAGCAGGTGCAGCGTGTGGACCGTCAGGTCGTACAGACGATTGGCAGCGCCGTGCGTACCGCCTTCGGCATCGACATCACGTCATTGATGCTGGCCCAGGATGTGCGCACGCAGATACACGCCGCCCGTGCCGTCAATGTCCAGTTGATCACCTCCATCCAGCGACAGTATTTCGACAAGATCGGTACGGCGGTGCTCCAGGGCGTTATGCAGGGCAAACGCGCCAGCGCACTGGCCAAGGAGATTGAACAGATCAGCGATGCCACGGCATCACGGGCCACATTCATTGCACGGGATCAGACATCAAAAATGAATGCCGCATTCAATGAAATCCGGCAAGTGGGGCTGGGGATTGAAAGCTACACCTGGCAGACCTCAGCAGATGAACGGGTGCGTGAGGATCATGCGGCCCATGATGGCACCGTCTTTCGATGGAGCGATCCCCCCGCGACGGGGCATCCGGGACAGGACTACAACTGCCGCTGTGTGGCGATTCCGAACGTGACGCTGAAAGGCCCTTGATGATCACCCTGGATGTCCAACTGACCCAACGTCGCAAGACGCCGGAAGGGTATCTGATCGTACCTGCCCGATTTGCGCGCACCGGCATACAGCACTATGCCGCCCACGAATTAGGGGTGAGTGGTGCTGATCCCCAGCGGGTGATTCGCGTCTACCGGCCGCCTGAAGAAGTGTTTGCTGCTGAGGCTATCGCCAGCTTTGATGGTCGCCCGATCACCGATGAGCATCCGGATGAGGAGGTGACCGCCGAGAACTGGCGCGCCCATGCGGTGGGCTTTGCCCGCAATCCACGGCGCGAAGGGGAGTATCTGGTGGCCGATCTCACCATTACCGATGAGGCGACCATCGAAAAGATTGAAGCTGGAAAACAAGAACTTTCCGGCGGCTACAGCGCCGAGTACGACTGGACCCCGGGCTGGACCCCTGAAGGCGAGGCCTACGAGGTGAAACAGATCCGGATCCGTGGCAACCACATTGCCACCGTTGCCGCAGGCCGTGCTGGATCCCAGTGCCGCGTGGCCGATCGTGACATTGCCTTACCCCCACCCTTTGGAGAACACCCCATGACCAAACGCCGCATTAGTGTGGACGGTATCAGCCTAGAGCTTGAAGAGACGGAGGCCAGCGCGGTTGAACACCTGGCGGCCAAACTCAAGACGGCCACCGAGAAAGTGGATGCCCTGGAAGAGGATCTGCACGCCGCCCAGGCCCCAATCAAACTGGACAGCGGCCAAGCGCTGACCAAGGAACAGCTGGTGGCCAAAATTGCGGACCTGTCAAAGCAATTGGCGGGGCTGGAAGCGGCCCGCGCTGCGGACGAGGACCCGCAACAGCGGGATCAAGCGATTGAAGCCATGTCACGCCAGATGGGCGATGCGCGGCGGCTGGTGCCGGGCCTGGTGACCGACGGCAAGCCGTGCAGCGCGATCCGCCGTGAAGTGGTCAGCCGTCTACACCCCACGTATCCGGCCATGATTGACACCTTACTGCACGGGGTCCGGGTGGCCGATGCCGCGCAGACGGCGGTCGACCTGGCGTTTAACGTTCTGGCGTCCGCGCCGGTGACGGCTTCGGCAGGGCTGGCTGCTGAGGCGGTGAACGAGGCGTTACGGCGTCAGATCGTCAAGACATCGGATGCCGACCTGGACCCGCGAGCGGCGTATATCCAGCAGCTCACTCACGCCACCTATGGCACTTCAGCACCCTAAGGAACACGCATGTCCGGAATTGACTTGTCCACCTATGGTGGGCGCTTACTTGATCTTGGCTATGCGGGGCAAGTCATCGACTTGAACACCAGCGGCCTTTGCAACTACAAAAACGCCGGAGAAACACCGATTGATTTTGGCTTATTTGTGGCACGCGGTCCCAAAGACGCCACCTGCAAAGCCCCCGATGGTGCAGACGCCGCCATCCTGGGGATCAGTGTCCGCCATGTCACGATGGTGGCCGATGCGGCCGGACAGGTCCGGTATGCCCCCCATGCGATGGTGCCGGTGTTGGAGATCGGTCGCATCCGGGTGATCTGCGAGGATGGCTGCCGCCCGGATGATCCGGTGTTTATCCGCATTGCGGGAACGGGGGCCTTGGGCGCGGCCCGATCCGCCGCCATCGCTTCAGAAACCATTCCCTACCCCCAGGCCATCTGGGACAGCACGAGCGCCCCCGGAGCGCTGGGCGTGATCCGCATTCTTAAATAAGGGACCTGCATGAACATGATTGACATACGCCGCCGTCAGATAGCCGATGCGTTGAACCCGATGTTGCTGACCGATGCGCGGTATCAGACATCCGATGCCACCCAAGCGCTGGCGTTTTTGGTGTCGCAACTGACCCATGTTGAATCGACGATCTACGCCCGCCAGCGCCAAGGCATCCAGTACCGGGATTTAGTGCCCATCAGCACCGAAGCGGGCGAGTACGCCACCTCGGTGACCTATCAAATGTATGACTATTCCGGACGTGGCAAGCGGCATTCTGGACGGGGCGAAGATCTTCCGACGGTCGATGTGGCCTACGCACAAAAGAGCGTGCCT